TGATGAAAGTTTGTGGGAGAAGGTTGCAGAGTATTGCGACAACGACGTCATGGCTACGGAAGCAGTATTCGAAAACCGCAAGCAAGACTTTGTTGCTCGTCAGATCCTTGCCGACCTGAGTGGATTGTCAGTCAACGCTACAACCCAGATGCACACAGGTAGAATCATATTTGGATCCGATCGCAAGCCTCAGGACAAGTTTCTCTACACAGACTTGTCAGAGATGTTCCCCGGATACGAGTACGAGTTTGGCAAGAGCACCTACAAGGGCGAAGTCACTGGCGAAGGTGGGTACGTATATTCCGAACCCGGCATGTACTCAAACGTTGCACTACTTGACGTTGCCTCCATGCACCCGACCAGCATTGAAGTTCTGGATCTTTTCGGTCCGTATACCAAGAACTTCTCGGCTCTTAAGAACGCTCGTATGGCGATCAAGCACGAGCACTACGACGAAGCAAAGTTGATGCTTGGCGGAATTCTCGCTCGGCACCTTACAACCACCGAAGATGCTGAAGCGCTTTCGTACGCGCTGAAGATTGTGATCAACATTGTCTACGGTCTTACGTCGGCAAAGTTTGACAACCTGTTCAAGGATCCAGATCGGAAGAGCGTCGTGTAGGGAAAGAGTGT